TCTGTTCATTACTACGGAAGCGCATCATAAACATCATTGCACCGTCAATAACTACATGCTTAAACCGATCAGGGATAACACAAGTATCGTTGTACACAGTCATGTCGTTTGGATAAGACCAATACACATACTCAATCTCGTAAGCAGCATCAGGTACAGGAGTTACGCCAAAAGCTTCACCATATGTTTGATACACGGTAGTGGGAGCATTGTCACCATTAACGAGATCCCCTTTATCATCAGAACTACGAAAGTTTTGGATGTACTGCTCGTAGCTGATAACCTTAAGATGCTCAGGACTGTTGTCCTTAGACGTTAAACGCTTAATGTAAAACGTGTCCCAGTCTACGCTAGAGTAATCAGCAGGGAAAGAGTACTGACGAGTAGCGGGAGTGAGGGTTTGTGTATATACATTTTTAAGGAAGGGCCATTCTTGTCCATCCTGCAGAATAAGTCTAACGCTACTATTAACTGCATCTTTAGCTAAGGCTTGCACGTTGCGTACAGTATCAAAGCCATCACCTGCTGTATCAAGTGTGACCTCGTTCAAACGCCTTAGCAATTCATTGACTAGCGATACATAAGTAGCCATAGAGTTATCCTACATTAAATGTGCTGAAGGGCCAGCCTAATAAAAGGCCAGCCCAACAACTACAAGATATTAAGCAGCGTTGTAGTTTGCAGTTACAAGCGCTTGAGGGCGCAGGATCTTGCGACCGTACAAGTGCATACCACGCACAATGTCTGCAAACGAGTCGGGATCACGATAGTTCTCGACTTTGTTGATCTGCTCAGCCGAAGCAACTGCCTCGTCCTGACCGCCTACGACAACGCCGTAGTTGGTGCTTTGTGCAGTCGTACCAGTCGTACCAGCACCTGTACCCAGGTAAGGCAGGTTGTTCGATACGTATACACGGAAGCCATGCAGGTTGTTCAGAACCAAGCCGTTCATCAAGCCCGAACCACCGAAGTCGCCGTTCAACAGGCGGCTGTCTTCGTCTTTCAGCATCTCAACGAACACGGGGTCAACAACGACCCAGCGACCACGAGAGTCAACGTTCTGAGTGTCCATCAGACGAGCCATACGAGCGATGACCGACAGAGGCGATACAGTAGTTGCTGACAATGCAGTTGCGCCAGGCAAACGAGGAGCCAGAGGAATCGAGTCACCTGCAGAAGCAGTAGCCGAAATAGTCAAGTTGCCAAAGGCACGTGCGTCAAGCTTGTTAGCTGCGAACAGTTCATCCGAACCAGCAGTAGCTTCTGCTTTGTCGCCCGAAGCAGTCGTGTTAGCTGCCCACGAACCTGCACCACCAGTGTAGCCCGACAGATAGCCAAGAACTTCTTCGTCCATCGCATCAGCCATTTTATAAGCTGCACGATCTGCTGCCATCGAAGTGAAGTCTACATGCGAGAACTGCTCTTCAATGTCGTCCATCTTGAAGGCAAAGTAGTTAGCTTTGTCGATGGTCAACGAGAAGTCAGTGTCGTCCAGCTTCTCAACCGAGATAGCAGTATGACGCTGCAGAGCGTTAACGGTTACGTCAGGCTCTTTTTGGATACGAACAGTATCACCTTGGTTAGCAATCTCACCGAAGTAAGAGTTGTTGGTGATAGCGTTAGTAACGGCGGTTTTACGCAGAGCGATCTGCGCCTGTTTGGAGTAGATTACGGGAGACCAGTTCCCGTTAAACCCACCCGATGCGGAAGTAATAGCCATAGTTGATTTCCTTTCAATATGATATGGCGTGAAGTAAGAGACACTACATATCCACTTGAAAGAGGCTCATTGTATGAGGGTAGTCAGCAATGCTCAATCAGATTGGCCTATCTTTGTAGAGCGCTGGGCCTGTACTTTGAGGTAGTTCTTTAATGTGGCTAGTGCTTAGTTAAAAGCATACACACTTTTGTTTGTGTATATGCTATAGTTTTACTTATGAAACAAACAATGTCAAGTTATTTCTTTGACAAATCATAAATAAACTTTCCGTTGCGCTGGGCGTTCATAATTTCATCCTGGCGCTTTTCGTACTCCTTAATAGACATCTTAGCTACTTGTGATTCACGAATATAGTTGGATGTATCATCGTGGCTAGGAGTAGTAGTACGTTTTGTACGAACTGAAGCTGCAGCATTACGATCATTAGAACCTGACTTAGAGATAACTCCAGTGTCAGCTTTGTAAAGATCAATCACTCGTGCTACGGCTTTAGCGTCTTCTGTATTTTCGTACAGGGCATCTTGTACCCACTTAGGCTGATCTTCTGCCCAGTCGTGGAAGGCATCGTCAGAACGAATACGCTCAAAGTCAGGGTGCATTTGCAGTAATTCCGCTTCTGCACGATCACGTTTAGCTTGCATACGTAGGTGTTCGATTTCTTTCAAGCGCCCATCTAGATCAGCAGCACGTTCTTGTGCTTTCTTATCTGCAATAGCTTCAACAATACCAGCTACATCAGGGTACTTTTTAGCCCAAGCTTCAATGTCTTTGTCGGACTTAGGAAGGACTAACTCTTTTTTAGTAGCTGCATTAAGTTGCTGTTCTAGCTTTTCAAACTTAATCTTCCACTCTTGTTCTTTCTCCTGTACATGCCGACGAAGATCACCATAACGTTTTTTGAAGGACTCTTCCTCTTTAGTTAGAGGTTTAGAATTTTCTTCTTGTGCTTTACTTTCTGGTTCTTCTTCTTGTTTGGTAATACTTTCTGCCTGTACTGGCTCTGAGTCAAAGTGTGTGCTACGGGATTCCGCTTCAGCAGTTTCTTCTTCTTGAGTTTCATCTTGTTGAACCCCTGCCTGCTTAAGCAACTCTCGTAGTTCAGCTTCGTCTTTAGCAACACGATTTGCGTTACGTTGATGTGACAAAGAGTTAGTTTGAATGGTTTGGGCTTCCGACATGTTTTACTCCTTATGTTGGGGCCAGCGCCGTTGTGACGCTGGGTAGCCTTATATTTATACGGATAGTTTGTAGTTACTATTTCTTCTTCTTAGTGCGGCGTTTAACCATACCGCCCGTGTTAAGCATCGAACCACCTGCGTCAGGGTCTGCGTTACCTTCGTGCCCACTACCTGCAGCCGAACTACTTGCAGCGCCATCAGACACGCCATCATTATTAGCATCACCCACACCTGGAGCGTCTGCGCTAGGAGAAGAATCACCTGTACCAGGGGCATCAGGATCACCCGTTGGGGCAGTATCTCCACCAAACGCATCTATGCTGATCTGGGCCTCTAGGTCAGCCTGAGCTTCTTGTGCAGGAGTCGGACCCATCGGAGTACCGCTAAATGGTCCGTTTTCAGAAGGAGTCGCATCGCTAGGTGTAGGATCAGCAGATGGTGCGTCAGTCGTGTCCTTGGTAGGGGGTGTTTCCGTACCACGTCTGTCTTGCTCTTCTTTATAGTCCTCAAGTGCCTTGTCTCTAGGTGACTTGCCTGTAAGAGCCTCCATCGCTTTTCCAAGGAAAGTTTTACCCATAAAGTCAAGCGCTTTACTTTCTAATGAGGTATTATTCTCCAGCCCCTCAATAGCATCTGCAATTTCCTGGTCAGACAGAGTACTTACATCAATACCAATCTGATCGGGTGGAGCATCTCTACCTCCGTCACCATCTTCACCTACCTTTGTTTCAGTAGTAGTCTGGACAGGAGTCTCACTATAACCTTCTTGAAGTAGTTCGTCATAAAGGTCTTGCTGTGCAGGAAGTGTTACGGTAATCACTTCTCCACCAGGGCCATACAAAGTAACAGTACGAGGTTGTTGAGAAGAAGTAGAAGCAGTACCTGTAGTTTGATCAATCATAAAACCAGGGGCAAACATAGACATCTGCCCTTCGCTAAACTGAGCTGTATAAGGATCAATATCAGAGTTGGACACGTCTACGCCATCTTGAGCGTAGAGTACACTACCTCCCTTGTTGAAACCTGTATTACCCATAGCTACAGGTGCAGGTTGTTGATACATTTGTTGTTGTTGCAGATACGGGTTGGTACTTTGTGTAGGTTGTACTACACCTCCCATAGCCATACCCGTAATCTGCTCTAATGCGGCTAACTCTTCAGGTGTTAGTTCGCCACCAGTTTGGTTATCAATAGTTTGCGCTACAGGCTCACCACCAATACGACCATTCGCTTCCATGTTCATCAAACCACTCTTGGCTTGAGAACGCAGATCCTCAAAAAACTTAACGCCAAAAAAGCGTACAACATCAGCGGGTACAACGTACTCGCCTTCGCTCAGCTGTGCAGGTACATCATCACGTACTTCTTCAGCTAGAGAGCCTGGAGGGATTTCGTTTCCACTAACAGGGTCACGCCGTAGCCCGTCATCTGCTATGCCACCCTCTTCGAACAAACGCATTTGCTGTTCCATAGAGGCCATGCCACCTTTAGCAAAACCAAAGATACCCTCATCACCGCTAGGAACGCTAGGCGAACTAGGAGAACTAGAAACACTGGGGCTACTAGGAGCGCTGGGCGCACTAGGTGCAGTACCGTAACCGTCAAGGCCAGTAATGCCTTCATCATTGCCTGTATAGTCTCCACGAGCTGTAGCTGCTGCGACTTCAGCGGCTGCTACCTCAGCAGGAGTAGCATCTTTGCCCCCATAAACACCGCCACTCTGAGGATTACCTAGACCAGTAATACCCTCATCCATATCAGGCTGAGAGCTTCGTTCTGAATTGTTAATAGCCTGATTAGCTATGTTTGCTATGCTAACAGGCGCTTTATCCCCAAGGAGGCTCATAATGCTGTCTTTAACTGCATCAACTTCATTGTTAAAGTTAGCAATAGCAGCTATGTCATCGGCAGTGAGAGGTTCTCCTTCCATAGGAGCAGCCTGCTCGCCAAGCATACTGGTAATAGCAACTACGTCTTGCGCTGTAGCAGGACGACCAATGTCTGCAGCTTTACCAAGAGAAGTAACAGTCACGTTAGGAGTACTAACACCTTTGACATCTGAAGCATTATTGCTTCCCGTAGGACTAGACAACATAGCGTCAGTCTGCTGAGCAGCAGAATCAGAGGAACGACCACGACCAGAGTCAGGTGTATCAGCCCCCTCGCCGCCTTCCATACGCCTTTTTATATCTGCATCACGAGCTTTCTTAGCAGAAATGTAACTACCGTAGATCTTGCCATTATAGTTATACACGTCAAAGTCAGCTTCACTTGTAGACCGACGAGTAATAGTAATCTCACCAATGTCGGCAGGCAACTTTCTTTGTTTTTCAGTCTTGGGAGGCGAAGACCTTGTTGTACCCACCTCGCCTTGAGACTGCTCCGTGCTAGCACGTTTTGCTTTCTCTGCTGCACTACGACTTTGATAGAACTTGCCACCATACTCGTACACATCAAAGTCTGCTTCGCTCGTAGAACGCCTACGCTTAACTATTGAGTTTTTATTACCTTCAGCCACAGCTACCTACCTTCTTGTTATCCGTTGCCATTAACTTCTTCCCTCATTAGTTTTAACCGACGTAGTGCAGCGATCTCGCCCTGCATTCGGTATAGTGATTCTGCACTAGTCGCTTGTTCCATACGGATGTGTGCAGCGTGAATCTTTTCTTCTAAGTACTCTAAATACGTTTCCCATAATTGCTTATCGTTTACGATTTTCTTAAGTGTACTTTTGTTCATTTAGTTGGCCTTTCTACTAATCCACCTTTGTTAAAGCGTAGTTTTACTTTTGTTGGATCAATAGTCAAGTTGGATATATCTAAAAGGGTGCCTTGTTTAGTTTCAAACTTAGGCTCCATAACAGCATAGCCCTCAGCACGATACTTAAGAGGTTTCTTTCCTATTTTGACTTGATTGCCTAGTTCTGCCTTGAGTTGCTTAAGTACTTTTTCATAAGCAGATACATATGTATTATAGAAAGCAGAACCTTTAGCAACCTTAGCAGCTACGTCATCTTTATTATAACGTTTCTCTGCCAGCTTCTCTACAGGAGGAAGAACAATCTCGTCAACACCTCTAGCTTTAGCATCTGCAATAATAGACTGCAAAGACATACGGATGGTATCAGTTATACGTTGTATAGGTAGATCTTTTTTAGTAGTAACTGTGTCAAGGGTAGCTAAGTAAGTCTCTACAGATTCGTACATACCATCAGTTATGTAATCCATAGCTGTGCCATCAATCTCTCTACCAAGTATAGCATTTGCTACGTGTGAAATACTACCTTTGTCACCAAATACTAAGTCCTTATTAACGCCACGCTCAGAAGCAGCCTTTTTAAAGATGTCTATACGTTGTTCTTTACTTAGACTTTTATTAAGACGAGTAGGAATAACTACATCTTCAATATAACTCTTTATGTCTTGTAGAGGTTTATCAGCAAAGCCACTACCTTCATCCTCAATTATCCACTCAGCAGACTCGTAACTCTGACGTAAAGCTTCGTCGAGTTTGTCTTTTTCTTTCTTACGGAATGCAGGTAGATCATCAACAACGTTTTGCAGAGGATCAGACTGTAGTTCTTCAATAAGAATGTACTTACCATCAGCGCCATCACGCAAACTGTAACGAGTGTGAGCTAGGTTAGAAGAGCCAAAGTGCGTAGTTAAACCTAGATCATCCTCCGATTCCAAACTAAGCTCCACGTAGTCTAGCTCTTTATCTTCTAGATCGCTTTGACGTTGAGACAGACGATACATATTTCCACGCTTAGTAGCTTTAACGTCTAGTCCTTTAAGCGTCTCTTTAGCTGTTTCAGGAGTGTACATCTCTCCAGGCTCTAGACCAAGACCCCTATACTCCATCTCAGCTGCTGTAACTTTAGGTGCACGCTTGCGTACAAAAGCTTCTACATTCTCGCCTCGTGTTCCTTCTTTACCAATAGGAGCCTCTTCAAGCGCACTCTCTAAAGGACTGTAGAAACGAGCTACAGTAGGATCAGCTGGATCAGCAACATCAGACAAGGCTTCCTCTGTTTGTTTAAACATAGGGTTATACTTAGGATTATCTGTGATGCCAAGAATAGAACTTAGCTCTTTAGCAATAATTCTAGAGATACCCGACATTAGCCTTGATTCCCACTGAAGCCTGGCTCACCTGGTTGAGGAGCTGTTCCTGTGCCCATCTGAGCGCCACCAGAGCCTGTTGTATCTTCTACCTGTGCTCCAGCAGGAGCTTGTTCTTGAGGCGCTGGGCCTGGCTGCTGAGGTGCAAACTTTTTAAACAGCTCCGCTTGGATAGCTGCATCCTGCATGGAGTTGGTTACCTTATCAGGGTCAAGGTCCATACTCTTAGCAATCTCACGGATGATGTAATCCATCTTGGCAAAAGGCGCTAGCATTGGATTGGAAGCTACCTGCAAGAACTGCATTAATCGCTGACTACGTACTTCGTTAGACATCAAGCTTTCTGTGCCAGATGCTTTAACTTCCAAGTCGCCTTTGATAGTTTCATCAAAGTCAAACTGCATGTTGAAGCTGAAGAATGCTTTACCTAGAGGGCCAAGCAGGTAGTCGTCTACGTTCTTTACAACACTACGAATGCTACCGTTAGCAGCAGACATAAGCATAGAGATACCAGAAGCAGTACGTCCTACACCGCTAACACCTGTTTGACCATGAGCGAAGCTTGGGAAGCCCGTGGACTCATCTGCCAGTACCCGTGCCTTATCAAAGAGTTGCATGTTCTCTTGTGCGACATTGGGGAACTTGGTGCCGAAGATGGCCTGTCCTGGTGCTCCCCCTTGACGACGGAAGACCTTACCAGGATAGACAGACATATCTTGACCTGGTACTAGGTTGGTCTCGTCTAGTTCAATAATAAGATTACCAGAAAGTGCGGCATTGTCAATAGCCATACGCATAAACCCATTCATAAGAGTTTGCGTATCATCCATATTCTCTGCAATACCTACACCAAAGAAAGAGTAAGGGTTATGTTCGTAAGGGGTAGCGTAGTAAGGGATACGTGCTGGTTTGAACGGGTTCAGTACCATGCGAAGCACTTGACCGTTACAGATCCAGATATTACAGCTGATCTCAACTAGGTCTTTAAACTCACGAGGGATCTTAACGCCGTTCTCTTCTAGGATGTCAGTATCAACAAAACCCCAGAACTCTAGTACTTCCCAACGCTCTGACTCGGAAAGAGTGTCGTCGTCCTCCATCTTCATTTCCCAGTGCTTACGCACATAGTCAGGGCTTTGAGCAATAGCTGTCTCAATAGCCTCGTCACGGAAGTAGGGACGACCTTTCAAAGCACGTAGCTGATTACGAGACATCTTGTGGCGTTCTACTACATACTCTGCGTCATCCATAGATGTAGCTTCTGGGTCAGGATAGAAGTTCCACACAGATACGTGATTACACTCAGGTACAGTCTTGATCAGAGGCTCGTAGACACCCTCAGCGTTCCAGTTGGGGTATTCTTTATCTACGGCAAACGGCCCCTTCATTACGCCTGTTCCAAGCAGCGCCATCTCAAAAGCCATAGAGCGTAGGTGTTTTGACGCACCAGACTCGTTGAGCTGATCGTGAATCTTTTTCTCCATCTTCTTGGCAGCAACCATAGCAGGATGGAAAGATACAGTTGTAGGAGTTGTGCCATCGCCTTCGATGATCTTGTCACTGACAGGCTGAAGCTTGTTGCGCATACCAGCCAGGCGTTCTTGCAAGTCAATGATAGTTTCACCTGGGCGCAGCTTACCGTCATCGCCCATCAGGGGTACAGGTGCGGAAGCTTGTTCAGTAATAGAACGACCCTCTTCGCCAGCTTTATCCGCATTTGGGTCTACGTTGATGTGAACAGCGTCAGCTACACCATCAGGAAGAACAGTAGGATCGACAGAGAGTGGAAACTTGTTGTTGCCAAACAACACGTCAACAATCTGACCATACGCAGCTAGGGTCTTAGTCTTGGTTACCTTAACAAACACACGAGACTTTTCAGTATCAGTAAACTGTACGTCTGGCCCATAGATCCCACGATAGTTACGATAGGCTCGTAGCCAACGCTCTTCGTCTACTAGGCGTGCGTCTTCTGCCCGACCATACCGTTCTTTAACAAAACCAATAACGCTGTTGACAGACTCAAAAAGCTTTTCACTGCCATCTTCTGCAGCTACTACTTCATCTGTGTCAAAGTTTAGATCATCAATGTCTGCCATATTTAATACCCGAATGTTGAGTCAGAGGCTTGGAAGCCTGAACGGTGTTGTGTTGCTGGGTTATAATCCCAGATCGAACTGCGTGGTCTTGTCATTATACCATAACGCAAAGCATCATACAAGTGATCTTCAGCATTTGTATCCACGTCTTCTGGATTCTTTTTGTCCAGTGGAATAGAAGGAAGTTGCGCTATTGTGTTAGTACAGGAAGAAAAGAACACGAGTCTTGGCTGCTCAGTGTACTCATCAACCTGTAAACGGCGGTGTATCTCATTCTTTCCAGAAACACGAGATCCCCGTGAGCGATCTGAAGGTCTCCAACGACAACCCTTCATGTTCATTTGCTCAGCCAAGGACGGGCCAGTATCACCTCTGTTATGCCAGAGAGAAGAGTCCAACACGCCGTACCTGATTGTACCGTCATTAGCCTCCGCTTCTAAAATCATATCGGCTAAATCTGACGCTGTGACCTTGGAGCAATACAGCTCTCGGTATACAACCAGTTGTTCTGAGGGCGTTACAGCAAACCACACAACGCCAGTAAAAGAACCATACCCGTAGTCGCAAGCCCTAAACTTAGGCCACGCATCGGGAATATCGTAAGGATCAACAACATGTATATTCCTGTCAAACTCAGGAAATGCTGCGCCTTCATTAACATCCCAGTTACCCTCAAGTAACTGCTTTCTTTGGTGCTCAGGTAGTGACAGAAGCATCGCTTCGTAGTCACCGCTTTCAGCTAGGTGAGGGTTGTCAAACAAACTAGCTGGAATAAACCTACGCTTAAACAGAGGTTGCCCTGCTTTACTATGTCCTGCAGGGAACTTGAGAGTTTCTCCTGTTTCAATATCGGTAGCCCAGAACGCAGTGTTAGGGGGTGCAGGATCAATGAACATCTTCTTGACCCACTGATGCCCTGGCCCGCCTGGGTTGGTTGTAGCCCGCATATAAAGCCCTAACTCTTTAGAGCTACTACGTAGACGTGAACGCATGTAGTTCCACCCGTAAGGGGTCTGCCACTGCGTAAGTTCGTCGAAGGCTACATAGTTAAACGCCTGACCTTGGTAGCGCATAACGTCAGAGTCTTTGTCGAGGTAGGACATCCAAAGTCGTCCTCCTCTGGGAGTAGTCCACTGAGACTTACGCTCTGACCACTTGATACCAGGGATAGCTTTGGGGTAAAGCTCCTGGCTCTTCTGGATAAGTTCACGTAGTTCTTCAGTTGTGTGTCGTACAAGTAGGCCACTAAAGTCAGGGCTGTTCATATCACGTAGAGGGTCTGCTAGAGTAGCGTAAGACTTACCACCACCTGCTGCCCCACCGTATAGCACTTCACGCTCTGAGGAAGCCAGATATTGAGTCTGAGGGCCAGGGTTAGGCTTAAAGACTACGTTCTGTGCTTCTAGTACGTCAAACTCAGCGGGTTTCACTTGAGCTGGTACTGTCTCCTTCTGTGTCGTCGTCTTCGTAGGTGTAGTAACCGAGTCTTTCTTTTTCGAGGATCTCGTACTGCCTGATCGCCTTTTCGAGCCGCTGGGCAAGCTTGCGTTTAATTGCAGCAACTGATTTACGTTTTCTTTCGACATCTATACGCTTTTTCAACCCCATGTGAGAGATGTACCTACCTGATCTTGTAGATAACCAAGCCGCTACTTCCCTATAACTATACTGCTTTAAGTGCTTCTTTGCAAGCTCTAATAGCTCTAGCTCTTTAGGAATAGGCTTAAGCCACTCGTCATCGTCAGGATCTATCTCGTAACCAAAAGGTACTTGAGGTACTAACCGTGGGATTCGCTCCCATCTCTTTACTTTAAAGTCAGGCTTCGGCAACATCCAGTAGCCTAATGACTCACGTTGTGGTGTTTTAGTTATCCGTTTCATCTTGCTCTTTAGGAGGTAGAATAAACAAACCACCTGATGCCTGTACTTCTACACGCTCTGTCTTTACTACGCCAGCACGATCAAGAATCTCTTTGGCTGCTTGCATCTTTTCTTTAACGCCTAGCTCAGTAGGGTCCATAAGAGCCTGACCAAACGCTACAGCTGCTTTAGGACCAATACGTGACATATACGTTTTAGTACCCTCAAAGATCTCATCCTTAAGAGCATCAACAATCAAACGAGTAGGGGTGGTGTCGCTGTAGCCAGCCAACTTCTTAGCTTTTACTACATCGCCACCTGCCTCATCGAATAGCACTTCGAGAAACTTCTGTTGATTTTCTGTTAATTGTCGTGCCATGTGTTACCACTTTCCTTGATTCACACCTAAAAAGTAAAGAACTGTACCGATAATACCAAAAGCTACTAATACTAATGCAATACCTACAGACCATGTTATGATAGCTTCTTTTATCTCTTCTTTGCGGTACTCTTGTTCTTTCTTTTGTCTTCGAACCTGCGCTTCAATACGTATAAGTTCTTCCCACGCACTCGGCCCCATAGAAAAACTGATGTATTGCTTTAGCTCTTGTCTCATTTCTTCAGCCTTACGTTTAGCTGCAAAAATTTGAATAGCTTCTTTCTCTACATCATTACTTAAAGTTTTCCACCACGGAGGGTTTTTAACTTTAGATTCAGCCCTGCCTAAGTCAGACATAGCGCCTGCCCACTGGCTTAACTGACCCGACATATCTTGTAAGTCTTTGCCTACTTGAA